ATGTGGGGGTATTGCAGGGGGTACGTTCCGCTGCTGACGGATGTTGCCTGTCGCAAGGCGAAGGCGGCCGACAAGCCGGTCAAAATGGCCGATTCAAGCGGCCTCTTCCTGTACGTGACGCCTTCTGGGCTCAAGTCCTGGCGGATGAAGTACCGGTACGGCGGCAAGGAAAAGCTGCTTACCTTCGGCAAATACCCCCAAATACCCCTAACCGAGGCCCGGCGGCTTCGCGACGAAGCACAAACGGCGCTCCGCGGTGGGCGCGATCCGTCGATCGAGAAGAAGCAGCGGAAGGCGGAACGCGCCACCCGGACCAGCAACACGTTCGAGGATTGGGCCGGCCGCTGGCATGCGAGTGCCAAGAAGCACTGGACGCCGCGCTACGCGGGTCAGGTGCTCGGTCGTCTCGAGCGGGACGCCTACCCCTCCATCGGCCAAGTGCCGATCGCCGATGTGACGGTGCCGATGGTACTGGAGCTGCTGCAGCGGGTGGAAGCGCGCGGCGCGATCGAAGGTGCGCATCGCCTGCGCCAGCATATGTCGGACATCTTCCTGTCGGCGATCGCGGCGGGCGTTGCGCAGACGGACCCGGCAACGGGCGTAAAGCGGGCGCTTCAGCGCTTCACACACAATCGGCGCCCGGCAGCCCGGTCGATCGCAGAGGCGCGACACGTGCTACAGACGATCGAACAGCAGGAGGCGCACTGGTCGACGCTCCTCGCCTCGCGCCTTCTCGCGCTCACGGCAGCGCGGCCGGGCGTCGTGCGGCTCGCCGAGGAGAAGGAATTCGAGGATCTGGATGGCGCCAGCCCGATCTGGCGAATTCCGGCCGCGAAGATGAAGCTGACGTCCGAACGCAAGCGGGACGTCACGTTCGAATTCGTGGTGCCGCTGAGTCCGGCAGCCGTGGCAGTGGTGCGAACGGCAACTCACATCTCCGGGAATGGCGTGTTGTTCCCCGGCATGCGCACGCCCAAGACGCCGTTCAGCGACAGCACGATCAGCAAGCTGTATCGAACGGCCGGGTTCACCGGTGTTCATGTGCCGCACGGCTGGCGATCGACCTTCTCGACCATCATGAACGAGATCGCCGCGATCGAGAACCGTGTCGGCGATCGCGACATCATCGATCTGATGCTCGCCCACCTGCCGGGCGACGTCGAATCGGTCTACAATCGCTACGCCTACCTCCCGCGCCGGCGCGAGCTGGCGCTCGAGTGGAGCGAGATGCTGATGGAGGGCGCGGCGCCGGTGGACGACCTAGTGCGCGAGCCTGCGCGGCGATCGTTCGGGGGTGCGCCTCGTGAGCGGCGCCCCAAACGCCCGTGACGTCCGCCGCCTTCTCAAGGGCGCGTCCGCACACCTCACCGGCCGCACGGAGCGCGGCCCCGACCGCAAGGTCCGCCGCTACAGCTATGACGTCGACAGCCGCCAGGCGCAGGTATTCCGCCCGATCGGCGACGGCACGACCGCGGGTGCGCTCGGCTGGATCGACTGCCTGCTGAAGACCGTCACTGAATGGGATGACCTCGAGCGCAGGAAAGGTGGAGCGCGGCCGATCGGCTTCCACGGAATTCGCGTTCTCGAGACTTTGCTCGGTCGCCGCGGCGGGATCCAGGTGGATTTTCGCACCGGCAGACTGGAACCCGCGATCGACACAATTGCCCGGGTAGCAGGCCTGTGCCGCACCACGGTGGTGCGCGCCCTCGCCCGCCTGAACGCGCTCAAGATCCTGCACTGGGTCCGGCGCACCCAGCGCACGCAGAACGCCGGCCAACCCGGGCCGCAGCGCGAGCAGGTCACCAACGCCTATTGGTTCGACCTCAGCGGTCTCCCGGCGCGTGTCCGCCAGCGCTTCCGCGACCTGTGGAACAGAAAGAGGGTCCGCCGTGAGGGCGCCCTCCCACCTGACACACCCAAGACGACCGGCCCGTCTCCCGAGCTTGCCGCGATCCTCGGATCTATCGAGGCTAGCATCGCCGCAAAGGAACATGGCGCGAGTCCACCAGGCGGTCAGTATCCCCGCTCAGAGATCAAGGGATAAGGAATTCCCTCGCTTTGGCGAGGCAATGCTCCAGTAGGTTGCTCCCCCAAGGCCGATTTGGCCCGCCCTACCCACCCGATAGCCAAGACCCGGCTGTCGGAGCGTGGCGGCTTGTGCCGCCCCGGGGTATGCGAGGGGGAGGAGCACGATCCGTGCCGCACCCTTGCGAGCGCCGCGTCAGCGGCGATCTTTTTGCCCTGAAATTCATCGCAGTGCGCACGGACCCACTACGCGGTGTCCAACCTCACTACGCCTTCGGTTTTGCCCCCCGCCCCCGTCGGCCAGTGCTCGCCGTCTCGCGTACGGTTCAGCAGCCGTTCCGAAGTCTCGGCACGGTTTGTTCGCTCAAGTGTTAAGGTGGGATGCGTTATTTCTTCCACCTCTCCGATGGATCCCGCGTGCCCGACGAAGTTGGAACAGAGCTGCCCGATGACGCGGCAGCACGGCTCCACGCTGTGAAATACGCTGGCGATGTCCTGCAACGCGAGCCTGCGCTTCTCGAGGACGAAGACATTCGAGTAGAGGTTGCAGATCAATCAGGCTTGGTGTTGTTCACGGTCATCGTTCTCGTTGTAACGGCCGCAGTCACCGGCAGCATGCGTAGAAAGCCTAAATGACTGGCGTGAGAGCTGCGCCCCAAGCGTTGAAGATCCGCCGTCGCCGATCTAGCTGTTGAGACCGGTTGTACGCTCCCTCGACCTTAGCCGCCGACCCGTCCTCCGCCTTCAATGTGTGTCCGAGCGCCTGGTCAATCGCACCGCGCTCGAGGGGCATCGTCTCGTTCATGATCGTGGAGAAGGTCGCGCGCCAGCCGTGCGGCACGTGCAGGCCGGCGAACGACGTCCTCGCGTAAAGCGCGCCGATCGCCGCCTCGCCGAGTGGGCTGGTTCTGCCGGCGGTGCAGAAAACTAGTCCATCGTGCAAATTTACATTCTCGTGATGCATATTCGCGGCCGAAAGATGCATATCACGGGCCTCGTGCAGCACCGCCACAGCCGCCGGCGACAGCGGGACAACGTGATCGTGCGCGGCGTCGCCCTTCTTCGCGGCGGCGAGCTTCATCCGCGCCGCCGGCACGCGCCAGATCGGCGCCGCCCCCTCGAGATCTTCAATCTCGCTCCACCGGGCGCCGCGCACGGCCGCCCAGCGCATGGCGGTGAGCGCCAGGAAGCGGGAGGCCAGCTTCGCCGCCGGCGACGCGTCGAGCTGATCGACCTCGGCCAGCAGCGCGCACGCGTCGGCCGTCGTCATCAGCGCGGCATGATGACGAACGGCCGCAGGCTTCTTAAGCCCGCGGGCGACCTTTTCGGCCGGATCAATCTCGCACCAGCCTTCTCCGATCGCCAGCTCGAACACGGCCGAGATCCGCTGACGCAGACGCCGGGCGGTTTCTCGTGCGCCACGACGCTCCACGGCGCGCAGCAGCTCGAGCACGTCGGCCGGCGCGATCGCGCTGAGTGGTTGTGGGCCGATCGCCGGGAAGACATCACGCTCGAGGCTGACCAGGACATCGGTTGCGTGCACCGGCGTCCAACCCTCGAGCTGGACAGCGTGCCAGGCGCGCGCGGCCGCTTCGAAGGTCTCAACGCGCGTCGACCGGGTGCGCGGATCCTCGCCGCGGGCGAGCTGCTCGCGCGCGGCGTCGGCGCGAGCCCGGGCGGCCAGGAGGTCGACCTCCGGATAGCTGCCGAGCGTCAGCAGCTGCTCCTTGCCGGCAACCCGGAAACGCCACCGAAAGCTCTTGAGCCCGGTTGGTGCGACATAGAGGTGCAGCCCTGCACCGTCGGCGAGCTTATAGGCGGCCGCGCGCGGCCGTGCGGCTTTCACCGCAGCGTTGGTCAGCATATCGTGCCTCGGTGGCGATGGTTGTTGAGGAAGACGGCGTCACGCCGGCGGTTCACTTCGTCGCCTTCCGTGGCGACGAGTATTGGTCAGCTGTGCGGCTGTGGGGCCGGCCGTCGTTTATTCACCGGCGATGGGATCAGCGAGCCAGGCGTGAGCTGCACCCGTCCGACACGGTGGTGTTCGCAAAAGGCTGCGACCAAGATCCGTGCAGCCAGTTCAATGCAGCCGATCTCGATGAGTAAGCGGGCGGCGCTCCGTTGCGGTGTGCGACTGAGCGCACCGGGGAAACCGCTTAACTCGGGTTAGAGAAAGGAACTGGCCGCAGCGGCTCGCATTTTCTGCGTATGCCGATTTACCGCTTTCACATTGTGAACGACATCGACGTACCCGCAGAAGAGGGCGAGGAACTGGCCAACCTTGCTGCGGCTCACCTGAGAGCGATCGACTACGCTCGTGATCTGGCCGCCATGGCGGTTCGGCAAGGTCGGCTAGACCTGGCGCACCGGATCGAAGTTGAAGATGAGCAAGGGGAAACGCTGCTGACAGTCACCTTTGGCGATGCAGTAGACGTCAGCCGATAGTCGCTGCTGTCCGCCCTCCGGCACATCGATATATTCCGCAGAAAGCGTACCCGAACACTTCGCCGAAGCGTACCTGCCCGGCGTCTCTAGCCAGGCGTGCGCGGCGGCCCGGCGAGTTCCCTAGTTCTCGCCGGGCCTGAAGCTGACCAGGGCGGAGAAACCCTCCGCCGCGAGGACGCAATCACGGGACAAGCGCGCGTCCAAATGCCCACCTCCCGAAAGGAAGCACCTGGCCGAGTGCACGGCGGCTGCGAGAGCGCTTTCCGTGCACTTATCTGAGCAACGTGCTATCTGGGCGTTACCGCACGGCACGTCCTGAGCGATGTGCGGCTGAGAGCCCGCTGCTCCCGCTCTGATGGAGATGCGCGCCATGGACCTCAACTATTTGCTCGGCCGGGAACAGCACTCTTTGTACATGGCCGCCACTTCCCTTTCGCCCAGCGCTCGTATGGCGCATCGGGCGTTTGCGAGAGCTTACGGCACCTTGATTGCGGACTCTGGGTTCCCTCACCGCGATGGGGGCGCTCACGGCTGCAGGCAGCCGCAGGTCATAGCGGCACAGAAGAATAAAATTCGAATTGCTGACTGGGAGAGCGAGGACGGCAGCATCAGACGCACCACCTCTCAGCGCGACGGTGGCGATCGTAAATCGCCGCGGCGACATACAGGCGACATCGAAGGGTCGCGACTGTGAACATCATGCCTCGGATCGGCCGGTCGCACCTCGACGAGGCGGCAGAAGAAGGGCGCGTTGCCGCCCAAGCTCCATCCGCTAACGAAGATGCTTGCCCGTACTTCAGTGGTGATCGACCGATGACGCGCCACGCTTGGTTGCGCGGTTTTCGGGAAGCTTGGACCGCCCGCGTTAAGCGGTAACCGGCGCCAACTCTCCAGTAAACCGGAAGCAATGTAGCCAATCTTGCAGTGCCCACGGCGGAGATCCCCTCCGCCGCGGCCACGCATTTCAGCCACTTTTAGGCGTGCTGTACCCGCGAGATCGGGTGCGATACCCGACCTTCGGAGCTGCTCCGAAGGTCCGAATGGTCAGCCCCGGCTGCGGATGATCAGCTCAGTCACTTTCGTGCTGCGTCCGGCTCCTGGTGTCCCGTTCCAGGTGGTCTGCACCTCATGGATCTCGAATGCCGCGAAGGTCTCGCGGATGAACGGCGTGTCGTTGATCGACATGACGAACCGGCCGGCGATGCCGCCGAGCTGCTCAGCCATTGCGACATAGTCGTCCCGGCCAAAGCCGGTGCCATAGCCCGACGTCTCGTCATAAGGCGGGTCCAGGTAGAACAGCGCGCTTCTGCCGTCATAACGGCGGATCACGTCCTGGTAGCCCAGCTGCTCGATGGTCACAGCCTCGAGGCGGCGGTGAAGCTTCCGCAGCTCGGCGCGAAGCAGGCTCTTCTGGATTCGCGACGACTGATCCTTGCGGACGCCGAACGTGCGGCCCTCGATGCGACCCCCGAACGCCAGGCGCTGCAGGTAGAGGAAGCGGACAGCGCGCTCGATGTCGGTGAGCGTCGATGGATCCACGCGCTTCTGCCGTTCGAACTCGTCCCGGCCGGCCAGCAGCCAGGTGAACTCATCGACGAATGGTTCGTAGTGCCGGCGCACAACGCGGAACAGGTTGGCGACGTCACCTGACAGGTCGTTTATGACCTCGACCGGCGGCGCCTTTCCACGGCGCAGGAACACGCCGCCCATGCCGACGAACGGCTCGATGTAGGAGCGATGCGGGATCTGCTCAATTAGGGCACAAAGACGCTTGGCGAGGTTGCGCTTGCCACCGAGGTAGGCGGCCGGCGGGTTGGCCGCGATAACCGCGGCATGGACTTCGTGCTTTCGGGTATGAATTGCCGGCGAGGTGATCGCTTGCATGGTGGCTCAGCTCTCGGTGAAGAGCACGTCGGCTACGCGCGCTGAGTTGCCACCGATCGGCGCGATCGGCGGGCCTGCGTTCATGGTCTGGAGGTTGTGGCTTCGGGGAATACGTCGGCAGGCTGGCCTCTCACCAACCGCCCGGATACCGGGTGGTTAGCCGCGCAGAGTAGGCACTGCGCCCCACGTATTCCCCGAAGGTCTTCTATTCCGCAGGCCACCCGGCGAACCGGTCAGCCTACTTCCGCGCGCGCGGGCCCAACGTAACGGCTAAGCTCCGGAGGGCGTCCGCTTCATGGCACAGCGGCGCAGGCCGCGTCTATCAGTTCGCGGCCGACTTCTGCGCCGGCTTGGGTGCCAGCTTCTTGGCGGCGAAGCCCGCGGTCGCGGTGAGTGCCCAGGGCAGGATCACGTCCAGCGCGACCTTCTTCAGCAGTTCCTTCATGGTCTTCTCCTCGTGGTGATCAGGTAGCGGCGCGACACTTCGCTCGATCGACATTGCCGATCCGGTGCGTGGCCCAGCCGCGGTGGAAGCGCTTCAGCGTCGGCCTGGCGCGCACCAGGCGGTCATATTCGGCGCGCTGCGCGCCATCGAGACGGTCAAGCATTGCGACGCAAAGCGGCGCGGCGCCAACGCGACGCTGGCAGGCGCTGTAGGCGGCGATCGTCGCGGGACCGACGCGGCCGTCGACGGCCAGGCGTGCTCCGCATTGCGCGTTGATCGACTGCTGAAACCATCGACCAGGACGCGCCGGGCCCATGTTCACCGTTGTGTCGAACAGCTCCTCGGTGACGGCGGCATCGATGGCGATCAGCGGCTCGTAACCCGGAGCAACCAGGTAATCGTCGTAGTAGATACTGACGACCACATCGTGCGGGATCGTCCGCATCGGGCCGGTGTAGCCCTTGGCGACGGCCACCCGCTTGGTGATGCCCTTGTTGGTCTCGCCGCCCGGGTCGAGCGGGTCGTTCACGTATCCGCCTTCCAATGCGATAACCCCGGAGATCAGCGCCAGCACGATGCCGGCGATCGCGCGCTTACTCGCCATCGATCTTCTCCTCATGGGTGGCGATCGGGGCGGCCGGCGAGCGGCGGGACCGCACAAGCGAGCGAACCGTGTCCGTCTCGAGGATCCGGATCAGCGTCCAGATGATGGTAAGCAGAGCGGCCAGGTGAGGCAGCAGCTGCGTGACGGTGCCGACGGCGACGCCGAACGACAGAACGTCGACCGACGCCTTAGCGGCGCCGGGCACATGGTCCAGCGTCATCGATGTTCTCCAAAGGGAAGGCGCAAACAAACTGCGGCGGTTCGCCGGAGCAGTTTGAAGGGTCAGCGTAGCGAGCGGATCCGCCCTAAGCCGCTGCTGCCTGGGCGAGGTCAGGACCGTGCGGCATGGCGTTGATGGTGCGGGGACGGATCGTAAAGCTCACGGCATTATCACCGGCCCATCCAGCACCGCCAATTCGAGGGTCGCCCCATTAAGCGTAGCGGTTTGGCCGGTTGGAACGCGGACGCGCATCGACACCGTTGTGTCGAGATTGTTATCCGGTGGCGACGTCAGCGGAACCCAAGGTGTGCTCTTCGTTGCATTGCTGCCGGTGTTGGTGAAGGGGAGGACGGCTGTGTCCGTAATCCCGCCATTCTGTTGTTCGCTGATCACCCCATACAGCGTTCCGCCTGTGACGACGCCACGCATAGAGAGGCGCGCGAACAGCTTGCGGTGCCGCATGCCTGTTGGAACAACGATGGCGGGGAGTCCCGCCCCGGCAGGTGAGGCGCTGGCCCCGCTGGGAGTGCTTGCAATGGATGTGCCCGGCGCGACCGCTGCTGATGCGAACTGGCGCATATGCGGGATGCGGACCTTGCCCGAGGCGACATCTGCGATCCGCGACAGGTCGATGGATAGAACGCCAATAAGCTGCCGTCGCCATAGCGAGAGGTCGTGGTAGGCCGGCCCTGGATTGGACACATCGGCGTTCGTGTTGGACAGCAGCGAGCGATAGATGTTCTGATCGCGCAGTGCATCGTCTTCGTGTGTAAACTCGAAGTCGCCGGTCGGAACGTCCGCAATCATGAACTCGACGGGCTTGCCGCTTGTGCCGTCTGGATTGGGCGTCACGTCCACCATCCAAACGACGTTCGTCTTCCGCGTCTGTCGGGCGGTGTACACGAACAGCACGCGCCCCTCCTCAGAGCAGAAACCATCCGCGCGTGTCGGCCAATTTTGCAGGCCCATGGTGTTCCGTAGGAACGTGACCTGATCGATCTTCCAGGTCGTGCCGTTGTGCCAAAGATGGTGAATCTCGCGGTCGCTGATCCCCGATCCATCATTGCGCGGTGCAGCCAGCGTCAGGAACAGGTGCGGATTGCCGGTGACCGGGTTCACCGCCATGCCTGGCTGGTTGATGATGCCGCTGTTCGTGGCGGGCGTGGATAGGATCCTAGCGTTGGTGTTGCTGTGGACCAGCGGCATAGCAACCGGGCTACCGTCGACCGCCTGCCATGTGTTGCCGCGATCTTTCGACAGCATGAGGTGCACGTCAGCATTGGTATTGGCGTCACCGCCTTGAGGGCGCCACGTGCCAGCGATCCAGAGCCACCCACGGTGGTCTATGACGGGGCGGAACTCGTAGAAGTTTTCCAGAGTTGCCTTACCGGCTGCAATCATTCGCCGGTTCTGCCAGACGGTTGCGCCATTCGGCAGATCGACAAGGTAATTGTCACCCTCGCCGCTGGTGCCGTCTCGGTAATACAGCAGCAGGTCGCCGTTGGGGAACCGCAACAGGCGTGGATATGTGACCTTCAGTTCTAGCGGATCAGTAATTGGATACGGCCCGATCAGCCCTGAAGCCACCCAGTTGGTCGGCACCGGGCCGCCGGGAGGAACCGGATCAACCGTTCGAGCATAGCGTAGCAGGCCGCCGTGCATGTTGGCGAAGACGTGAAGCCGGCCGGCGCCGTCTAGCCCCATCGCCACGGTGTTGTGGCTGTCGTTGATCACCGGACCGATCGGATCGCCCGGAATGTCGCGCGTGTTGAACGAAGTAAATTTGCCGACCAGAAGCGACTTGTGGGTGATGATCAGGTTGCCGTCGACATTGTAAGTCCCGGTGTACTTGTCATCACCGCGGGTCACGGTCCCGCAATGAGTGTAGCTTGTCCCGTTGTAGGTTGATTGGGCCGATGCGTCATGCGGCAGCAGGTCGAAGCGGTAAATGTCCTTCACAGGAGCCGAAACGTTTACAAGCCCCGCAAACCCCTGCTTTTCCGCAGCGGAGAGCTGCCCGTTGCGGCGACCGAAGAGGGTGTCTGAAAGCCGCTGGGCAAGCGCCGTGCCCGCAAGGCCGAAGATGTCGCTCACTGGCTGATCCTCACGGTGGTTGCGGTGCCGGTCAGAACGGTGACGCGGTACTGAACGCCGACCTCGGCCTCGGTGAGCGAGAAGCTGGGCGGCAGGCTCGCGCGCATGCTGTCGGGGATAACGACGAACCAGTCTCCCGCGCCGCCGAAACGGCGCTCCACCTGTGCCGTGAAGGTGCCGCCCGACACCGTGATGTTGAACGGGCGCCCCGCTGTGGGCGCGAAAGGGTTGCCGGGGGCAGTGACCGGTGCCTTCTCCGAGCTTGCGAGACCCACCCGGCCCGCGAGCGGCGCAAGTGCGTTTAGAAGCGGCTCATTCCGGCCGGCGAGCAAATCGTCGAAGTCTGCCATTTCAGTTCACCCTGGTTGTGACGAGTTCGAAGCCGTCGCTGGTGGTCACGCCCTCCACGCCGTCGTTTGTCGTGACGAATGCGTATCCGTCCGGCAGCGGCTGGGCGGCGGTGGCCTTCACGATTGGCGTGTTGATCTCGACCCGGCCGGTGACGTGGAGGATGCTTTCGGCATTCTCGACCGCCTCAAGGAAGTCGAACACGCGGCCCTGAAAGTAGCGAATTCCGCCGTCGGAGAGCATGATGCGGAAGGCAAACTGTCGCCGCTTTTCGGCCGCTGCTACGGCGAGCAGCGCCTGACCGGCATCGGCATAGTCGGGCGCCAGCTTGGGCTGAAGTCCGCCAAAGTCGGTAGGCCCCTTCCGCTTCTGCCTCGCACCCCTCAGCGGCTGGTAAGACACCGTTGCGGGGGTGCCGCCGTACGTGCCGATCTTTTCGAGCCCTCCAATGTCGAGGTAGGTAAGCGTTGCATACCCCAGGAGATCAGCGCGCGACGGCAAGACGGCGCTAATCGCGAGCGCGCTGCCCGCTGCAGTGGTCGCCATGGTTGCTCCTGTGGATTGCCTGTGCGTGGCTCGTTCAAAGGCGCGGTCAGGCGGGCTGCCAGAACCAATCGATCGCTTGGTATGCCGCTCGCTTTTTGGAGGTGCTCTCGGCTGCCATTATTCGCGCCACACCTGCGTGCTCGATAGCGGCTAGACGATAGACTTCGCTCTCGGCGAGGTTCGATGCGGTGAGATATCGAGCGAGCACCGCCGCCAGCGTCTCCCCCGTCAAAAGGCGCTCCATCGAGGCCGCAGGATACTGTTCGCGGGCGTCCGCATCTGGGAGAGCTCCAAGATCGGCTTGCGGGATTGCCACACTAGCGAGCGCCTCTGAACGCTTCTGGCGATACTCGGCATCCTTGCCATCGCCGGGCGAGCGCAGCCGCATCTTACGTCGTTCGGCCTCGCTCTTCACGATCGCCACCAGCTGGGCTTCTACCTTGGAAGGATCCTCCACCATCATCCGCGCTGCTGTGTTCCAGCTCCAGGATGATTGATTGTAGCCGGTTGGCAGCGGCGTCCAGCTGAGGCCGTCAGGTACGCTGTCCCACGGCCCGATATGGATCAGGGCGCCGTCGTCTGGATTGAAGACGGCAATCGCCGGCGTGGCGATCGGAGGAAGATCGTTCAACCGACCACCTCCATCTTCATCGTGCCGCCGATCGTCACCTGAAAGTTGGTGCCCAGCGCCTCAAGCCGCGCCTCGTAGGCGTAGATCTTATCCGTCTCTGCCGAGAGGAAGCTGAAGCTCGCTGAGACGGAACCGCCCGCCGACTCCATGTCCGGCTCCTGCAACGTGCCGTTGTTGATGCGGTAGGCCGTCGAGCCCTGAACGCTGCCGAGCAGCGTGAGAGGGCCGTCGTCGGTGATATTGCGATAGTAGAGGTAGATCTTGCCCGCGAAGTAGGCCGTGTTGTTGTTGCTGTCCGGCTCGCTGTAGTTGCAGCTTGCCGACAGGATCACAGTCGAGCCGCCTGGGATCGGCGTCTGGCCAAGGCCAATGTACGCCACGCCGCCCGACACGGTGCCGCTAAGCGCGACCGAGCCGCGGAAGGCAGCCGAGCCGTCGTAGACCTTCTTGACCTCGACGCGGGTGCGATAGCCGATGCCGGCAAAGTTCGCGACGATGTCGAAAGAGCCGGTGTCGCCTGTAAGGCCTGCAAAGCCGAACTCGGCTCCGATAAGCGATAAGCCGGCCATGTTCACGGCATTCTCGATCGAATAGCTCACGCCAATCGTGATTACTGCGCCCCCCTTGCGCAACCGGATCACGCCCGCACCGCCGGTCCAGCTTGGCTTTGCCGCCCCACTCGAAAACACAGGAATGACAAACGGCGCGATCGCTTCAATCACGAAACCGTCAGTTCCGTTCTCGCCATCTTCACCGCTGATCCGCTGTGGAGTGGACCAGCTGGTCAGCTGCATCATTCCACGGAAGGTCGCCTTACTCTGCCACAGGTACTCAGTGCCAGCGGGAGGCCCGTCGCTCCAACCGGCCGGCGGGTTGCCGCTGTTGTCGGGCGGCGCGCTCGGCACCGTCGCCGAGCGGGTGAAGACGATTGAGGGGCTGGTGCCATCGGCACCCAGCGTGCCCGCCTCCCCGACGACGCGATAGGCAGGCCCCCAGGTAGCGCCATCGTCGTTCGATTGGCGCTGATAGGCATCGGCACCGAAGAAGTTGTCGTGCCAGCCGTCGACCCCATTGATCGACCATTGCGTTCTCACCAGCGGCGCGCTGGCGCCGTCCTTACCGCTGATCCGCACTGGTACCGACCAGCTGGTTAGCTGAGTCGCACCGCGAAAGGTTGCCTTGCTCTGCCACAGGATCTCGGTGCCCTGTGGCGGGCCGTCGCTCCATCCCGCCGGTGGGTTGCCGGTACTGTCGCCAGGCGCGGCGGGCTGGTCGGGCGAGCGCCGGAAGACGATCGACGGGCTGGTGCCGTCCGGCCCGACGACGCCGGCTTCACCAACGACGCGGTAAGCTGGTCCCCAGGTCGCACCGTCATCATTCGACTGGCGCTGGAATGCGTCGGCGCCGAAGAAGTGATCGTGCCAGCCGTCAACGCCATTGATCGACCATTGGAACCGCACGAGCGGTGCGTCCTGCCCCGGGTCGCCCTTCCGGCCGGTGACGGCTGCGGCATAGGTGGCGATTGCCTGCTCGGTCGAAACCCACGTCGCGCGCAGCTGGCCGCTGTTGATCACCGTATCGGTGGTCAGATCGTTCCACGCCGGCAGGTAGCTGAGCAGCAGCTCGTCGAGAGCCGCCCGCGCTGCCAGCGCAGCAATTCGAGCGGCCGCGATATCCTCCGGCGAACCGAGTGCAGCGAAGCGCGCCTCGATCGCGGACAGCCAGTTGAGCAGCACGAGATAGTCCTGAACCAGCCGGCCCTTCTCACGGCCGGCCGTGATCACGCCATCCGACGCGATCGCGTCGACATCGGCGCGGATCTCCGCAAGCCGTGCGACCACCGCGTCGATCGGCGCGTTCGGATCGGCCAGCGGAGCGGCCTTGCTCAAGCCCTCGATCGACAGCGACAGCTTCGACACCGTCTCGCCGACCTCGATCGAGAAGTCGCGGAACAGGCCATAGACCGTGAGGCTGTCGACGCCGGCTTGCCCGATCCACAGCGAGGGCCGGGCGCGCACGGCCGCAATGCGGCTCGCCACGAGGTCGACCGCGTCGGTGCGGATCAGCGCATTCGCGGTCATGCGCTTCGCATAAGCGCGCTCGACAAGGGTCACCTCGCCGAAGTCGTCGACCACCTTGCGGCTGAAGTCGGTGATGCCCGCGCCGGCGCCTGCCTCGGTGATGCCCAGCGCCATGAGCTGGCCGACCAGCAGCGTGCCGCAAGCAACCTGATCCCCGGCGATCGTCACCGTCACCGCGCCGCCAGGCAGATCGAAGAAGGTCACCGCGCCCGCGCCGATCGGCACGGTGCGATCGTAACCGGCCGCGACCACGCGCACGGTGCTGCCGGTCAGATCGAGCAGCGCGATCGCGTTGGCGGTGCCGGTGTTGATCACCACCTCGATCGCGCCCGCAGACGTCGTGGCGGTGCCGAGCGCCTGGTCGAACATGGCCCAGCGGTTCGTCGGCCCGATGTCGATCCACTTGCTCGAGAGCCCGGCCGGATCGTCACCAACGTTCCCCTCGCCCGCGCTCTCGTAGATCCGGTGCGTCGACGGCACGATCACGCGTGCGCCGACGCCGTAGATGGTGCCGGCAGACCAAAGCGGATAATCGGCCTCGGGCACGCTTGCGGCGAGCAGGGTCGCATCGGTCACCGCCATTGGCAGGATCAGTCGCAGCGACGATGATTGCCCCGCTGGCGCAGGATCCCCGCCGCCCTCGGCCGGCGCCGGTGGTTCGACCAAGCTTTCGACAGTCAGCGAGCAATAGCTGATCTGCGTGCCTGGCAGATCGATAGAGAACTCTTTCAGGAAGCCCTGAAACGAGAGGCTGTTGAACCGATCGTCTGCGATCCACGTCGCCACGCTGGCGCGCAGCCGCGCAAGCTCGGCCTGGACGGCGTCGACCTGGTCGCTCGCGATCGCGAGGCGCACGGACATGCGCCGCGCGAAGCCACGCTCGACCACCGTCGTAACGCCGAAATCGTCGGTGACGCGCCGGCTATAGTCGATGATCCCGATCGTAGGCGCAGTCTCGACGGTGCCCAGCGCGATCGTGCCGGCAGGCGTGACGACGATCATGCGGCCTGCACCACCGCGATCGCGTCGCCGCCAGAGGCGGCGGTCACGTCGTCGAGCTTGCGCGCCATTCGGCCGGTGTTGCCGGCGGTGGCCGCATGCCCGGCGTTGTTGTCGCTCCGCATGGCAGCGAGCTCGGCGCGGATCTCGCGCAGTTCGGTTGCGGCATCGTCGTTCGCTGCCGGCGCTGACGCGGCCGCCTGCGCGGTCGAGGCGCCGTTTAGCAGCGCCGCGGCCGATGCAGCCGAGCCCGCGCCACCAAGCGCGTTGTAGGTCGCCTCCAGAGTTGCCGCGGTCTGAGCGCGGACCCGATCCAGCTCCTGCCGGCTGGTGGCGGCCTCGGCCGCAGCCGTCAGCAGCGACTGGCTCAGCTGGGGCAGCGACTTGGCGGCGTCGAGATCGCCGCCACGCGCGGCAGCATTGGCGGCGTTGAAGCGGCCAAGCAGCGTAGCGAAGCCACCCGTCTCGGCACCGGTGATGCCGCGGATGCGCTTCACCTCTTCCATGAGGCCATCGCCGACCGACTTCCATGCCTGGCGCAGCTGGTCCGCGGCCGCGGCCGCTTCCTTCGCATCCTGCAGCGCGTAGATCTGCTTCTGCAGGTCGCGGTTGCTGGCATCGAGCTTGCCCAGCTCGAGCGCGCGCAGGGCGGCGGTGTCGCCGCGCAGCTCAAGCAATTTGCGCTCGAGATCCGCGCGCTCGGCCGCCACGTCCGCAGCGGACTTGGCGCCCACCAAGGACTTCTGCAGTTCAGCGAACGCCGGCGCCAGCTGGATCAGCGTCGCATAGGCGGCTTGCCCGGCGGACGTGTTCAGATCCTGCGCATCGACCAGGTCGCGGAATGCGGCAAGCGTGTCAGGGATCGCGAAGCCGAGATCGTCGAACACGCGGGCGAGCTGCTCGGTACGTGCCTCAAGCTGCTCGGCCGGCGTGTAGAACGCCTCGAAATAGGCGCTGATCGCATTGGTGAGGTCGCCGATCGTTTCGAACTGCTCGGCGAGGCCGATCTTCGCCTCGAGCGACATGTCCAGCGCGGCATCGCCCATCTGTTCGAGCGCGTTGGTGACGGCCTCGGCCGTCGACGCGACGCGCACCAGCGTTTCGAAGGCGCCTTCACCAACTTCCTGGAAACGCTCGATGCCGGGGAACGCGGCGTTGGCCATGTTGTCGGCTGCAGCGCCGAACACCGCCTCCAGCTTCTCCTGGATCTCGGCGCCTGTCAGCCCCTTCAGGTCGATCTTGCCGATGTTGACGACAAAGCCACTCAGTCGCTGCTCGATGGCGGTGGTCGCCTGCCCCAGCGGGGTGGCGGCGCCGGCGATCGCGCTGGCGAACGAACGCAGGATCAGCGTGAACTGCTGCTCGAGCTGGGCATCGGCGTCGCCGAACTGCGTCGAGAAAGACTTCCCGGTCGTGATGCCGAAGAACTTCTTCTTTTTTTCCACGTCGCTGAACGTCGATGCATCGAAGCCGCTGGCCATGATCTGACCGATCGACTGCGCGCCGCCGAAGATACCGCTGGCGATCACCGACGTCTTGCTGCCGAACAGCGAGCCGAGCAGCCCGCCGACCAGCGGGATCGCACCCAGCACTGAGCCGATCAGGTTCGGCTTGAAGCCTTCGGCGACTTTGGTGTCGGCGTTGACGTTGCCCGAGCGCACCAGCACTGCTGCGAGCCCGCCGATCTGGCTGTCGATCGACCGCAGCGAGCCTGCCATCTGGCGCGCGAAGGTGTTGGTCAGCGTGTCGACCTCCCGCAACTGGTCGATCGCGCGACGCAAGCTCTCCGACTGCGCCTTGCCGTCGCCGAGCACGGTGCCAGTGCCGGTGTTCGGCTGCGCGAGGTCGTTCTTACCACCACCGCCGAACGCTCCGCCGATCGCGATGCCGATCGAGGCCAGCACGGCCGCAGTCGCGGCACCAGCCGCGATGTTGAGCGGAAACGGCAGGGAGGCGATCGCCTTCGCGACAGCTTCGGCTGCATGCGCCGCTGCCCTGATGCCGCTCTTCGCAACCGAGCTGGCCGTTGCGGCCGCGTCCTGCGCCATCGCACGAACGGATAGGGCGAACTCGATCGCGCGAAACGCCTTCTCGGCCACAGCCATGGCCTTGTAGCCGTCGCTGCCTTCCTTGAAGAAGCCCTTCGCAGCCGAGGTCATGTCACCGAACATGCCGACCTGCGCGGTTGCCGAGGCGAGCGCAAACTTGGTGTTGGCGCGATTGATCGCGGCCTGATCGCTGCCGGCCTTATTCACCTCTGCCTGATGAGCAGCGTCGAGCCGCGAGCGATCGGCCTGAAAATTGGCATAGATCGCCGCGACGTCGCCGATCGCTCGGCCGACACCGCCGAAGGCATCAGCCATGCCGCTCGCTGCGTTCTGCACGTTGCGTGCGATCAGATCCCACTTGTCCGCCGTGAAGGTCAGCGACGCGTTGAGCGCGTCTTGTGCGCGGCCGATCTCGAACTGGCCCATGGCAATCTTGACCTGCTGATCGACGTATTCAGCGCCCTTCTGCCCGGTCCAGCCGTTCGCAGCCGCCTCCTGTGTTGCGCGGAGCGTAGCCAGCGCGCGCACGCGAACTTCCTCGGTCTCGCCGACCAGCTGCAGCTCTTTCTCCAGCTCCTTCAACCGATCACTGCCGGTCGCGAGCGCGGCGAGCCGCTGCGCTTCGCGTTGGCTATCGGTCAATCGCTCGCGGGCCGCGCGCTGAGTATCGAGGGCAGCACTAGCTGCTTCGGCGCCCTTCGTGTCTTTCACAAAGCGGGCCGCTTCGATCGCTGCCAGCAACGGTAGATCCTCCATGCGATCGCGGAGCAGATCGTTAGCGAGCTGCGCATGGACGTTGCCGGCTGCAACGAGCCGGTTCACCTTCTGCAGCTGCTCGGTTTCGTCGCTCAGACCTGCGGTCGATTTGGCCGCATCCGCCACCCGCTGTGCAACGGCGAGGCGGACCTGCCGAGCGACACGTTCCTCAATGTCAGCGCGCTTCTTGATGGCCTCGCTCTCGGCCTTCACCCGCGCCTCGGCGATCAGCGCCGCAGCGCCTGAAACGCCATAAGCATCGGCCAGGCCGTACAAGTTGCAGATCTGAGCCTCGATCGCACGGCCCTCACGCTCCAGCTGCTGGGCGTGCTTGTCAGTTTTGGGGGTGCGGTCTTCCTTCAGCTTGTCGGCCTGCTTTTTTAGGTCGGCGAGCTTGTTGGAGGCGATCTGCTTCGTGACGTCTGCCCCGAACCGCTTCATCGCACCGTTCGCCTCATCGAAGGCGCCGGTATAGGCGTCGCCAACATCGGACAGGATCTCGCGGATGCCCTTGCCCGCGAAAACGCCCTGAACGATCGCCGCGATGCCGCGGAACGTGCCCATGAAGCTCGCGTAGATACCCGCGAGCGTCACGCGGCCGGCGCGGGTCATCCAGTCCAGCGCGTCGCCGAAGAACTTGGTCATGCTGCCGAGGTGAAGGCCGACGCGCTCGGCCATGACCTGGAACGTCGCTTTGATCACGTCGCCGCTGCTGACGGACGTGTTCTTCAGCTTCTCGATCTCGTCCTTGGTCAGGCCGAGACCGGCAATCATCGCCTTGGTGTCCACACCTTTCGACACCGCCCGATCGAACAGCAGGAACCCGGCCGTGCCGGCCGCCATGACACCGATCAGCGGTGAGAAGCGCAGCAGGAACCCGCCGATCTCGCCGGCGAGGCCCTTCACGCCACCTTCGGCCTGCTGCGCGACCTGCACGATCTGGCCGATCTGCGTGGCGAAGATCTGGAAGGGTGGTGCGCCGGACATTGCCATGGTGGCGACGTCGTTGAGCTGAAACGACAGCTGGGTAAGCGAGCCGCTGCCGCGCTTGGCCGACGTCTGCATGACGTCATGCGCCTGGCTCACCTCATGCAGCCGCTGCGTAAGCACCGCCTGCTGGCGGGCATATTCGGCCGGTGCCGTCGCGCCAGCGTGATAGAGCCGCGTGCTTTCGGCGATCTCGGCGTTGATGCGGACGGTCGCGGCATACAGCGGGTCCGTCGCCATCCGCAGCCGCTCGGCCGCGGCCGCATCGGCCAGCTGCGCCGCATGCGATTCGCGAAGCTGATCGGCGAGGCTCTTGCGCGCACGCTCCAGCGCCTGTGTCGCCAGCGTCTCGGCCCGCAGCGCAGCGGCCTTGGTGTCGCGCTCGGCTGCGGCTTCTGCCGCCTGCTGTTCGCGGTAAGCGGCCATTCCACGGCGCGCGGCCGCTTCGAACATGTTGTAGGCGAGCGCAGCCGATCGCCGGCCCTGTGCCTCAATCTCGGCCGCGGCAGCAGCCTTCTGCGCGGCCTGCATCTGCTCTTCGGCGAGGGCCTCGGCCGCGTTGCTCGCGCGGCGCGCCGCGGCGAACTGCTGATCGTAGAGCGCCGCTTCAGCCGCGCGGATCCGCTGCGCCAAGTCGGTGTTCTTGACGCGAACCGCCGCGCTGGCGAGTTCCTCAACCCGAAGCGAACGCATCTCGTCGCGGGTCTTCCCGAACGACGCTGCTTGGCGCTCGAGCTGGCGGACCAGGGCTTCGCCCGACCGCTCGACTGCCGAAGCCTCCCGCGCGACCGCGCGCAGTTCTTTTGTCGCGGCCGGCGCGAAGGCATTGATCGCGGCGGTCGCCGGCGCCAGGTTCACCATCGAGCTGGTGGCTTTCTCGATGCGATTGGCTTCGGCGAGCACCTTGGCTTCGGTCGAGTCCATGACCGCCTGCAGCTGCATGAGGCTGTCGAAGGATCCGCCAGTGTCGACTGCGAAGCCGACCGCGAGGGTGGCACCATCATCATCAAACATGATGCACCTCCCTCTTAGCCGAGCAGTTTTTGCAGATCATCGAGTTCAGCGACGCGCTCGGCTTCGCTGATTTGTGTTGATCGCCATGGTGGCGGGCAGTTTTCGTTTTCGGCCCGCCGGCCCTCGGCGACGTATTCCACGGACAGCCGGCGCATCAGCCGGGCTTCCCATGGTTGGAGCGGTATCTTGGTGACCTGACTCCAGCCGGCGATCGTGCTCCAGCTGAGCGGTGCCGGCGCCATGCCGCCACCCTCGGTCAACCCGATCTCGATCAAGCGGGCGATCAGCTCGGGCGCCTGAACTGGCGGCATCATGAGCTGGATCTTCCGCTTTCTCATGTCCTCGAGCCGGCTCAGCCGCGGAGGTTCAATCTCCGCAGCCTTGCCGCGCCGCGAGCGCACGTCCGGCTTCGGCACGGCATTGAGCCATGCCATCTGCCGGACGTAGAGGATCAGCTCGTCGCCGAGCCGCCGCTGAAGTTTCCCCAATCGGCCACGAACTTGGTGACCTGCTTCGTGATGAAGCCGAGCTTCTGATCGGCATACACGGCGCGATAGAGCGCCTCGCCCGACACGCCGCCGGCCGGCTCATAGTTGAAGTTCTCGAACCCGGCCGTGATCGCCGCCAGATCCTCGGCAGCTTCCTTCAGGCGCTGCTCGTAGGGCGGCAGCGTGACCTTGCCGTCGTTGTCCTGCATGCGCTTCACGGCGCGGTTCGACTGGCGGCTTTCGACAGCCGCGAAGGCGTCGCTGCCGGGACCATGAACATGGATGATGATCGGCAGCTTCTTCTCTGCGTCGGCGTACAGCAGCTCGCCCTGCGCGCTCTTGAGGTGGAGGGGGGCGGTTGCGGTGACGGCCAGAGCGGCAATGTTGAACATGGTCATGTTGGTATTCCTCTCGCGGGCAAGGCGCACCGATCCGTCCCGGCCCGCGAGACGCAGGACGGACCGATGCGCAGGTACCGGCCAAAGCGGCCGGAAAAGGTGGATGAGATTAGGCGGCGGGCGCCGGGACGATCGGCGTGTTGATCTCGATCGTGGTGGAGCCCATCAGCATGTTCTCCGCGCCCTCGACCGCCTCCTGGTAGCCGAACACTTTGCCCTGGAAGTAGCGCTTGGCGCCGTCAGGGTAGGCGACGCGGAATGAATATTCGCCGAGCTGGTCGTCAGCGGCCGTGCGCAGCAGGGCCTGACCGGCATCGTCTTCGTCGTGCGCCATCGTTGGCCCCAGTGCGCCATAGTCGACCGATCCCTTGTGCTTCTGGGTCGCGCCCTTCAGCGGGGTGAAGGTGACTTTGCTCGGCGTCGAGCCAAAGGTGCCGATCTTATCGAGACCATTGATCTCGGTGAAAGAGAGGGCCGCGTAGCCAGCAACGTTCTGGCTGGCCGGCAATGCGGCGGAAATGGCGAGCGTGGTGCCCGCAGCGGTACCTGCCATGGTATTAACTCCCGATGGGATGAGGAGCCGGCAGCGCCGGCGGGATCGCCCGCGCGGCGCGCGAGCGGGTTATTTAGCTCGCGGGCTTGTCCGCGGCCTTCTTCACCAGGCCGGCTGCCTCGTAATTGCGGAAGGCGCCCGGTTCGAAGTTGTAGGTCTTGCCCTTGGCAAAGCGCTGGGTTGTCCCGGAATCGTTGAAGTCACGCGTGGGGACGCCCGCGACCTTCGCGGGATTGTTGGTAGCCATGGTGATCCTCCTGGGCTGGCTCAGACGATCGCATCGAAAGTGACGCGGAAATCCTGTGTCTGTTCGAAGCTCTGCCCGGGCCCCGTCATGTCGGGGCCACGGCCGGCAGTGCGCACGGACACCTTGGTGATGCCGGGCAACTCGATGTGGCGATCGCCGACACAAGCGGCGCGGACCAGGCGAATGATTGCGCGTTGGTCGCGCCAGCTCTTGGCCCGAACGGTAACCGAGATCCGCTCAACGGTATGGACAACCGCGCCCTGCTTCAGCTGTTGTCGATCGACGCTGGTCACTTCCCGGATCAGCAGCGCGTTGAGAGGAATGTCGGGCGCCAGGCTACCGCCCTTGATCCGGTTGGCCGGTACTGCCGCGATCACAGATGCGCTCTTGGTCAGCAACTCGGTTATGAGATCGGTGCCGCTCATGACGCGTCGCCTTCGTCGTCGCCGATAATGCCCTTACGGGTCACCCGCGAATTGATGTATGCTTGTGCGGCCGCGATCGCCTCGGTCTCTCGAAGATCCAGCGAGACGCGCATGAAGGGGCTCGCATCAGCGCCCTTGTGCCAGACTGAAGCGCCAACGAACTGGGTGCCGATGACGAGCGAGCCCTCGCGCGCCAGGCGATTGATCCGGTTGACGCTGCGGCCTTCGCGGGCGCTATCTTGGACGGTGATGAAGTGCGGCGCGGTGCCCCACTCAAGCCAGCGGCCGACGTAAGCGCCTTCGCCTTTCAGCTGCACCTTCGCAACGATCGCGCCAGGCACCTGGCGCGTTACCACCTTCACCGCATTGGCGATCAGCACCATCGCGCCGGACGCTGTCTTTGCCCGCTTACCGCCAAGCCGCCTTCTGGCTTCATCGGCAACGACGTTGGCAGCCACGCGAGCTGCGCCGCGCAGCACCTTCGTCTCGATCTGCTTCGGCAGCTGAGCGATAAACCGGCGAACCTCGGGGCCGCCGCGGCTGGTCGCCATCAGGCGGCGTTGCCGGCGGGCTTATAATCCTCGACCATCAGCTCTAGGCCGCCACGCCGTCCGAGCTCGGCCGGCCCCGACACGATGTGCATGACGCGCGTTCCGAGCACCAGGCGCATATCGGCCGTGACGTCGTCTCGCCAATACATGCGAACCCGGGCACGCCGGGTGGCGGTTGTGAAACCGCCCTCGGCCTGCTCGCCGCGGCTGGGCAGCTGATCGCGGATCCCGATCCAGATCCTCTCGACTAGCGTCCACTCTTCCGAGCCGGCATCATCATAGCGTCCGTCGCTCGCGAGCTTCTCAAGGCGGACCTCATGCTCGAGTTCGCTTGGCCGAACAGTGATCATCCGACCGACAGCACCATGTGGCGGCCGATCATCGGCCGCAGCTGGTCATCGGTCAGCTCGGGCGCCTCGCGGTTCACGTAGAAATCTGTCAGCGCGAGCTTCACGCAATGCGCGACCAGGCGCGGCACGGCGTCAGCATCGGTCCAACCCGCATCACCCACCAACGGCCGTCCGAGGAATGATTCGATCCGTTCCTCGGCTGCGAGGAGCACGTCGGCAATCGCCTCGTCAGGTGTGGAAGCGCTGACGCGCAGGTGCGCCCGCGCAGCGGCGAGCGTCAGCACGGTGCCGTCGCCCGCCGCCACGGATCAGGCCGCCGGCGCTTCGGACTTCGCGGGCGCCTTGTGCGCCTCAGCGAAACCCTGCTTGATGAGACGCGCCTCGGTTTCCTTGTCGAAACCAGCGACCTCGTCCTTGTTGTAGAGGGTGCCCTGCTGGCAGGGCTTCAGGAATTTCACACCCATGTTGGGTCTCCGGATGCGCGGAGGGCGCCCCGCAGGACGCCCTCCGCAAGGCTGGTGATGGTAGGCGGCGCGAGCGCTTACGGCTTCCAGGTGACGCCGGTGAGCACCGCGAACGCACCGTCGTGGCGCAGCTGGGTGTCATGCTCCTGGATCAGGCGGATCACCGTCTCGTCGTTGGAGAAGGCCGACAGGATCTCGCCGTTGTCCTCATAGGCCGCCTCGGTCGAAGCGGTCAGCGTCACCTGGTAGGTGTCACCGATCAGGAACTGCTCGAAATCGCCGAAGTAGATCTCCGACTCGTTGCCGCCAGCGCCGAGGTTGTCCGGCACCGAGGTGGTGACGAAGATCGGGTAGATCCCGAACTTGCCCTCGGCGACGTCCGGAAACGCCTTGTTGCCGTTCCCGTCGCGGATGTTCTCGAGGAACGAGTGAACCGTGGGTGACATGATGTACGCGCACTTCGAAAGCGGCACGTTGGCGTTGACCACCTTCAGCTTCAGCCGTGCCATGTCGGACGTGACCTTCACCAGATCCGGGTTCGCCGTCATCGTCAGCACGTTGCCGGCCGCCAACAGCGATCGAAGGCCGGTCGGCGCCGTGTCAGAGCCGACACCGCGGAGGAACTGCTGGTCTTCCTTGATTGCGGCCGAGGTGACCAGGTCATCGCGAACCATCGCGTCGACGCCGAACGATGCACGGCGGATCAGCTGGTTCGTGATTGGCACGATCGCGCGCAGCGTCTTGGCCGACATCTTCAGCTGGCCGACCGAGATGTCGGTCGTCGGAGCCGGCTGGCGCTCGCCGACATAGCCGGCGTTGGTCGTGCCGGTCTGCTTGCGCATGGTCAGGTTGCCATCGGGCATCGGGACCGATCGCGCGCCGGCGCGGCGGATCGCGACGCGAGGGCGAAGCAGCTCGATGAAGTCGCGGCTATAGGCGGTGTCGACCAGGTAGCCGCCCCGGGTAGCGGTCGACTGCTCCATGTTGGCCACGATCTGGCCGGTGCTGTCGCCCCACACGCTGGCGGCATGAGCTGCCGTAGCGCGCTGGTCCATGCCGCTGGTGGCAGCGAGTGCGATCGCGATGCGGCCGACGATCGCGCCGGGTTCTGGCGTCTCGGCAACGACCGCGGGAACGGTGCCCGGGTTGTTGCCGCCTGGCACCGTGATCGGCGTGGCAGCTGCCGCCTGGCGAGCGAGCAGATCCTGCTCGACGGCGATCTGGCCCTGCAGCTTGTCAGCCTTGGCCTTGTTCTCGTCGAACGTCGCCTGCTCTTCTGCGGTCAGGTCGCGATCGCCATCGGTCGCTGCGGCCTGCAGTGTGGTGTCCATTGCAGCCAGGACGGCCGCAAGGCTGGTCTTCAGCGCGGTGATGCGCATGGTCTTCTCCTTGGATCAGGCGAGCGCGCGGGCTTGCGCGAGCGCCAACTGGTTCGCCGCGGCCGTCCGCCGGGGCGCTGCGGGAGCGGCTTTCGCCAGTCGGCGGATCGCGCCGTCGAGCCCATCGGCCTCGATGCGGTCGACCATGCCGGCCGCCTTCGCCGCCTTGCCTGTGAGGGTGCCGCCGGCGCCGAATTCTCGCCGCACGACAGCGTCAGTGACACCGCGCCCGCGCGCGACGGCGCCAATGAAGATCTCCTCGATGCCGTCGAGCATCTGGCGGATCTGCGCCTGGCCTTCTTCGGTGGAGAGATCCGGCCGCTTGTTCGGCGCGTTGCTGCTGGCGATGTCCAGCTCGCGCCGGCCCATCGCATCGGGGTTCACCTGGTAGGAGGTGGAGATCAGCACGCCGATCGAGCCGACAACGCCGGTTGGATCCATGCTCATGCCGCCCGCGGCCTGGCTGCCGATCCAATAGGCGGCCGAGCAGCACATGCCGGTGATGTGGACCGACACCGGCTTAGGCGACGCGGCGACCAAGCGCGCGAAGTCGTTTACCTGCGCAACGGCGCCGCCCGGGCTGTCGATCACCGCAAGAATGCTGCGCACGTCAGGCGACGCCTGCAGCGCACGCAGATCCGCTGCCGCCACATCGAGCGAGGTGGCGCCCGACATTTCGGTCATGATGTTGGCGCGCGGGAAGATCGGGCCGCTGATCGGCAGCATGCCGACACCGTCGCGCAGCATCGACCCGCGGGTGCCGGGCGCGCGGACGCCCATCTGCGCCACGGCCGAGATCTGGCGCTCCTGGTGACCGTCTTCCTTCACGGCAAGCACCGCCGGGTGATCGAGCACGCGGGTGGCGATCGCCTCTAACGCCTCGAGATATCCGGGCAGGATCGCCCAGGGCTGCGACCGGATGGCCGCCAGCACGTGCTGGTTCATTGATCGTCCTCGTCGTCAGCCGAGCGCTTGCGCTTCGGCGCGGGATCTTCGGGCGGGCGGTGATCGACCGTCTCGCTGGTCTGCTGCTGCTCGAGCATCGAACCGGAGCCGACGCGATACTCGTCGCCACCTTCGCGGCCGTTCATATTCTCGCGCCGGCGCACCTCGTTGGGGTTGAGGATGCCCTTGTCGATCGCGGAGCCGTAGGCCTCGTACCGGCTCTTGATATCGCCCTTCAGCAGCGCGTCGGGCAGAAACTCGAAGAAGTGACCCGGCGCGGCGAACTGGTGCGTCGCGGCCGCAGCCACCCGCTCGTAGTGGATCATCATCGAGTAGAGGATCAGCTCGAGGCTCTGCTGCTCGATGTTGGAGAAGGTCGCCCGGCTCAGCTCGAAAACGATATGCGGCGGGACGCCGAACGCGCGGGCGATCTCGACGACGTAGAAGGCGCGGACCTCGACATACTGGCTCTTCGCGTTGTCGTGCGCGAGGAACTTGGCATCCATTTCCTGATCGAGCACCGCCACGTTGCCGGCGTTGCGGGGACCGGAGAAGCGCTGCTGCCAGTCGGACTTGATGCGCGACTTCTCGGGTGCTTCGACCTTCCCCTTCGCGGTCAGGATGGTCGACGGCTGGGCGTTGTTCTCCCAGAACCGAGCCGCAAAGGCGGACGTCGCGGCCGCGGCCTGGAACGTGTCCTGCAGGATCTTCAGCCGGTCGATCCCGATCAGGCCGTCCCGCGAGAAGCCGGGCACGAACCAAAGGTCGTTGCGGGTCAGCCGCTCGCGGCTGCCATCCGGCAGCTGCGCGTCATAGAACACCTCGAGCCCGTTGGCCTTGTCCCAGCTCTGCGCCGGCGCAATGCCGCGCGGATCCATGCGGGTCAGCTTCTCGGGCCGATACAGCCGGTCGCGGTGGATATAGCCACCGAAGCGCCCGGTCATGATCAGGTCGCCGAGCAGCAGTTCCTTGAACAGGAAGGCGTTCTGAACATCGTTCGCGCGGGTGCGCAGCATGACGGCTTCGGGCGCGTCATCGACGCGGACCTTATCCTCGCCTTCGCGGCGATAGTAGATCAGCGGCGTCATGGCGAAAAGGCCGGTCAGCACCTCGAGCGCGCGAAGCACCGCCGGTGTTGACATGGCATCCTGCTCGCCGGCCGGCGCGCCTCGGCCGGCGCCGAGCAGGTTCAGCACGGTAAAGCCGGTAGGATCGTTCAGGCCGTCCGCGGCTCCGACGATTGTTTCAGTGCCACTGAACTCACCCGGGTCGCGGCGCGCCTCGGCTGCCGCCGCACGCCGCGACAGCTGGTATCGGCTGGCTGACATGCTCAGATCCCCGTGTATTCAAAGGTGTTCGTCCGCGGGTTGCGGGTCATCAGCACGACGGCGTTGAAGCCCGCCAGCAGCGGATCGATCTTCGCCGTGCCCGACACCTGCTTGGTGATGAGGATCGCGCTGCCGCGCGGCTCAACCTTCGCGTTGCCGACACACCAGTTCATCAGCTTCTGACCCGCGTGGATCAGTGTGCCGTCCTTCAGCTTGCGCTCCGAACCCTTGATCGCGCCGGTCAGGCGGAACCCCTGCGGCACTGCGACCATCTGCTCGGCGGTGAAGCCGCGGCCCGATAGTTCGTCGACCAGGGCGGCGACGCCTTGCGGATCCAGCCCGATCGCGGCCTCGTCCGGAAACAAGCCGGCGTCCTTCACCTGCTCCAGCAGATCCGCGACCTCAACGAGATCCTGCGTCGGATCCTCGCACCGGATCAGTGTGCCCTCAGCCATGAAGTCGCGCAGACGGCTGACAATGTCCTTCCGACGCTCGAAAACGTCGACGTGCGCCCAGGCGCGATTCCACATGAGCCAAGTGCGCGGATCCGCGCGCAGGCGGCCGAGCAGCGCCAGGCCGAACAGATCGTCGAGGCCGCCGCCATCGATGCCGGAGACGGCAACCTCGACCAGCTGCAGGAACTGCTCGAGCGAACCGTCCCAAAGCTCGACTGCCGCCTTGGCCTGGGCCCAATAGGTGGCGCCGACCCACGCATCGTGTCGCAGGCCGACACCGATCTCGACGTTGAGGTGCTTGGCGAAGAACACCTGCTTGGTGCCGTCCTCGGCATTGGTGATCTGGCTGAACTGCGCCTCAAGCCATTTCTGGCTGACCGAGCGGCCGAGGTTTGGGTTGGTGATGTAGAAGTTGGCGGGATCGAGGTGCTCGTCAGCCGCAAGCATCTCCTCCGGAAACTCATAGAGGACCGGCAGGAATTCGTTGTTGGTGGCCTTCCCGTCGCGAATGTCGCGCGCGTAGGCCAGCTTCTCCTTAAACACGCCGGCGGGCGGCTCGTCCGACTGTGTCGTCAGGTAGAGCGTATAGCCTTCCGGACGCGACACTTGGCCGCCGGTCGCCTCGCGGAACATGGCGTCGGCGTTCGGCCGTTTACCGAAGAGCCACAGCTCGTCGACGAGCACCCGGCTGGCCTTCTTGCCGGACACCGTCGCCGCGTCGGCGGCCACCACCTTCAGCGTCGCCTTGGTGTCGCGGTTGGTGATGAGCCGGATATGCTCCTGGATGTGGAGCAGATCCGACAGCTCCTCGTCCGCCCGGATCATGTCGCAGGCCGGCTTGAAGCTATTGCCTGCCACCTCGATCGTCGGGGCAAGGATAAGCAGCTCGTCGGACGGTCGCCAACCGGTGATCAGCTCGGTCAGCATGATGCCGGCCGCGATCGTCGACTTCGTGTTCTTCTTGGATACGAGCAGCATCCCCTCGCGGATCAGCTGCTCGCCGGTCTCGGCATTGTAGGCACCAAAGAACGCGGCCGCGAAGTCGAGCAGCCAGGCGTCGGCCGATTCGCCGATCGTCCAGGTTTCGTCAGTCGCCGGGTTGATGCCGAGGTCGGCGATACGCAGCGCCTTGAACACCGCCATCTTTGCTTCGGCCGACGCCGGGAACAGCGGGTCGAACCGGATCAGCGTGCGCCGGCTGCGGATCCGCTCCTTCCAATCCGGGCAGGACGTCGACCAGGTCGGCACGTCAGTTGATCGTCTTCGCGGTCGGCGCGCCGATCGAGCCGAACTTCTTGCCTACCGCGTTGGCGCGCTCCTGCGCCGCAGCCTTCTTGCCCTGCTGCGGCGCGGCCGCCTCATTGATGGTCTTCAGCGTCGCAGCGAGGTTCTTCACGATCTGCGATCGCGCTGGCAGCGACACCGCCTTCATCATCGCGTCGTAGCGCTGGCCGTTTTCGTCGGCGCCGGTGAGGATCTCGATAGACGTCTCGAGCTCGCCTTGGAAACTGGTCACCGCGTCGAGCTCGTCGAACATGCGCGCGACCAACTGACGGCCGTGCTCGGCGATCTGCGCCGATGTCGCCGGTTCGGATGGCGCTGGACGCTCGTGCGCGATTGTCCGCGGCACCGGCAGCAAAGTGCGCACTGGTTCGCGGGTGCGAACCGGCCGCTTCCACCCTTCGGCCTTCGCTTTCTTGCGAATAGCCGCCTCGGAAATTGCATAGCGATCAGCAATTTCGCGAATTGAATCGTCGCCGGCTAAGTATTCGAGCCGGATGCTTTCCCATTCGGAAGGTGTTTTGCGGGTCGCCAACAAGCACCTCCACGGCACTCAAAGTGCGCACCCGAAACCACCCGACAGGAAAAATTCTCTCAATGGCAGCGAGACCGGTACAGGGGGTCGGCACCGGTCAGGAATCGACCCACCCCCCCCTGCCCGGTCAGCTCCTCATCCCGGCGCGCTCGGCCCGCTGCTTCCATCGATCGTGGCATGGCTTGCAGAGCGTCTGGATGTTGCCCTCATCCCAGAACAGCTGCTCGTCGCCGTGGTGCGGCTCGCGGTGGTCGGCGATCAGGCGCGACGTGTTGGCGCTGGTGAAGCCGCAGCCCGGCCGCTGGCACGTGTAGAGATCCCGAGCGAACACGCGCAGGCGCACCGCCCGCCACTCCACCGTGTTGTAGAGCTTGCGCCACGGCGCGAAGAGCGACCGCTCCTGCGTCTCGGTACGCTCGATCGGCTGCAGCATGCCCAACGCCGGCTTGAGCGAACCCAGGCGGCTGCCGATCGCCTTCAGCTTCCCCAATGCGCTGCGCCTATGCGGCCGCGAGGTCGACGGTGATCGCCTGCCACGGCGCGTCCGCCTTCGGCCGCGCATAGAAGCGGACGTATTCGCGCGAGCCGATGACGCGGATGCTTTCGCGGATCGCCGTCATGGCGCGCTGCCAGCGCTCATCCGTGATCTCGACCCGCATCAGCATGAACAGCTCGGCGCGGTTGATCTGGCCTTCCTTGTCCACCTGGAAGACGCGGTTGACTAGCGCGCGGATCTCGACGCCGCTGTCGGCCGCCCACTGCGCGAGGCACTCGTCGATCAGCAGCTTCGCCGCCTGCAATTCGGGGCCGAATTCGACTAGGTCGGCCACCTGAAGCTGGACCTTCTGGCAGCCGTCGAACGACGTCAGCGTGATGTTGCCCTTCTTGCCGCCCAGCGTGGCGCCATAGTTCTGCGCGATCAGCGCTTGCAGCGCGGCGATGCTGGCAAAGGTCTCGTGCTTGAACGCACTGACCAAGGCGGAGGCGTCAATCGCACGGCTGATGATCGCGCGTACCGTCTCGTCCATCAGCAGATCCACCGGCTTTACGGCCGTGATTGGGACCAGGCTGCCCTTGGCATCGCGCAGATACAGCGCGTCGCCGACCTCGACGGCCGCGGGGTGCGAGGCGTCAGTCATGCGGCGGTGCCGCCCACGACGCGGAACAGCGTCAGGCTATGCGGGTCGGGTTGGCGGAGCGCCAGTTCGCGTAGCAGCTCCGCGAACTGCGCCTTCGGAACGGCCACGATCTCGCCCGGCATGGCGTGGAGGTCGGCAAGCGCCTTGGCCGCGTTGATCATCGGATCACCAGATGTAGCCGGTGCCAACCTTGGCGAGCGGCGGGTTGACTGATCGGCCAGGGCCACGTGCGGCCTTGCGCAAGCGCGCGGCGAGCTCTTCCACCTGGTCGACGTGGCCGTCGTGTCTTGTCTGGGACGGCCGGCCGTTGCTCATGTCCGCAATCAACACGTCTAGATCGCCGCTGACGCTGACGAGGTCGTCGTAGAGGGACTTGGGCTGGGGCATCTGGAAGGCTCCAAAATGCGAAAGCCCGCTCGATGGCGGGCTCCGAACGCAGCTGTGGCGGGGTCGTTTTTGCCGTCTGCGTGTCGATTTCGCGCCCCGCTTGTTCGGGCACCTCCCAAACGGTCAGGGGTGATCGGGCGCGATCGCGGCGCGAGCGGCCCGCTTCGTGGTGCCGCGGCCGGTCCACCACAGATCGAGCGCTTGGGTGAGCATGCGACGCGCGCGGTGCATGCTGAGGCCGTAGCGCCGAGCGACGATCGTCAGCCCGACATCGTGGACGATGATCGCGAGCAGTGCCTCGGCCGAGCTGCCCACCGCCGAGCGCCACCAATCGTAGGCGAAGTCGGCAAAAACGGCGCCGAGCGCATGGTGCTCTGCGCGGCCATGCGCGCCGCCATCAATGCGCGCCTCAAGGCTCGCGGTCTTGATGGTGACGCCGGCAGTGATAGACCGATATGCTGCCGCGATCTCGTCCGCGGCCGCGAGCTGGTCGGCGTCGATCGCGCCGGTCGCATACAAGCGGGCGAGCGATCCCGGCCGCTGGCGCGCGCGATCGGCGTGGTCGTGTGTCTCGGGTGTGCCCTGCGCCTTGTGCGACCAGCGCTCGCGCAGCTGGACGCGCTCCTCAATTCCGGGCTGAAGCTCGACGATCGCCGGTGAGCTTCGCCGCGTCTTGCGCGTCCGCGCCGGCTTTGGCCTTGGCAGGCCTAGCACCAGATGATTGAAGCGCTGGCGCTCCCGGTCGGTCGTGATGGTCATGAGGGCGCCTCGGCTAGTCGACGTCCGGCAAATGCTCGAACGGCGGGACCATCGGTAGCTGCCCGTTCGGGAAGGGCTGCTGCAGGCCGCCCATCGGCTCGGCTGTGATCCAGCCCAGCTTGCGCATCACCGCCTCAAGCGCGTTGCGTGACCCTGCGACATCTCGAACCCGTAGGCTGCGTTGTCCGCCGGGCGTCTTCTCGACGATCCCGCGCTCGATCAGCTGCGCGACAAGCTCCTTTGAGCGGGACGGGCTAACCGCAAGCTCGGCGCTGATTTCTTCATAGGTCGGACTGACACCAAAACGCGCGATCCGCTCGATGATGAAGGCAAGCACTTGGTCGCGTCGAAGCAATGCCGCCGGCGGCTGAAAATCCACGCCCATCGTTTCCCCTCGCCCCCGCGAAAGAACATAGGGGGAAACCGTTCATCGTGCCAGTGAACCATCTTGCCGTCACTGGAACTCGGCCGCGACGGGGAAGCCGCGATCGATCAGGCGAGTGACGAGCCAGCGAAACGCCAGCTGTCCGCCGCCACATGGACTATCCTTCTGCGCGCCCATGACCTGATCCCAATAGGTTCTGAGCAGCTCCTGATCGCCGACGAAGGGGTGAAGCACACGAAGAGCGAGCTGGACCGCCGGCACGGGCATATAGGCTCCGCGCGGCGCGGCATCGCGAAGCACCTGCAAGGCAAGATGTAGCCGCCGCGCTTCAGCCCGCCGCGCCCTCACCTCCGGGTTGCGTTCGCCGAACGGCACACCATCGACCCGGACGTTCCGGCTTTCACAAACCGGGCATGTCGATCCGTGCCGTACAGCCTCCCAATCCGTCGATAGCTTGGCGATCAATCGCGCGCGGATCACCTCATCCAGGCCGATTGTTCGGACAGCCGTGCACGCTCGGCAGGTGAAGCGCACCGCACCTTCGACCTTGCTCAGATCCTCGAGTCTTTTCGGCGGGCCGACCATCTGCGCCGCATAGAACGGAACAGAAAGAGAACGCCAGACTTACCGGATGAAGCGATCCAGCCGTAAGCGGCTGACCAGTTGAGCGTAGCTCCACGTGGCTAGTTCACCCTGCCCCAGAATACCCGGGGCCGAAGCGTCCTCAACCTTGGTCCGCGCTTTTAACTCCTCAACCTTAGCGACCAGCTCGCGGTTCTCGCCATCCTGTCGGCGGCTCCACCACCAACTCACTGAAGCCCCCAGTACCGTAATGAGGACAAAGATCGTGCGCCACGGCTCGCCGGTTAAGTACGCGCCGACAGCGGGCAGCGCCGTCAGGGCGAAGATCAAGAAGGGAACCAAGGCTTGGCCTCCAAGGCAGAAGATACAGAATGGCGGAGAACCCCTCCGCCGCGATCAAGCAATTCTGCGCATCACGGAGGCGCCGATACCCGGTTCTGCTAGGCTAATACCCTAGAAAGCTAGTCCAACTCGATCACTGAGAAGGCCTGCTTGAAGGGCAGAGAGTGCACCAGGCCCGCGACTGCATGCTCCACGTCGATCCGATAACGGAGATCCAGCACTCCATTTTTCATGTCATGGCTCAGCGTGTCTCTCGCTGCCTCGAGTGCGACACTGCATGCTTCCACAATACCGGATAGCTCGACTCCATCCGGATCAAGCATCTCGTCAGTGTGGTCGCGCAAATGGAAGAAGTATCTACCCACATCAAACTCCAGCTTCTGGGCGGGAGCACGAAAGATCTCTCAGTCGCTAACGCCCGAAACTGGTCAGCGATGCCGGATCTCTAGCACAACCTGCGCCGCTCACGGCCAACGTAAGTTAGCCAGCGCTCGCCCTTTCATGACATCAAGAGCTATCGCGGGTGGAGACACTCGCCGTCGCCTCACGCCCTTCCGGGGCGACGCACGCCTGGTGTACGCACGGTGAGCGCCCCCTCGTTCTCGTGCAGGTGAAGGTAGGTGCTGTCGAAATCCCCAGCAGCGGCCAGTTTCCTCCAATCGCCGATTGTAACGCTGCGGCCGCTCCGCCTCTCGATCAGCTTTTCGACCTCCAGCGCCTTCAAGGTCCGATTCACATGAACCGGAGTCAGGCCTGTGCAGTCGGCAATCTGCTCCTGTGTCATCGGCAGTTCATATTCCGTCGCCTCACCCAGCCCGGCGACTTTGAGCCGGAGGGCAAACTCGCAAAGGAGGTGCGCGATGCGTGTGTGCGCGTCTCGTCTACCGACATTGGCGATCCACTCGCGGAAGACCGAGGCGTCGACAAGAGTGTCGAGCCAAAGCGCCATTCCGACAGTCGGGCGATCGAAGGCGAGCTTTTTCAAAGCCTCGGCAGGGATATAGGCTATCTGACTGTCAGTGAGGACCTGCACGCTGTGATCCGCGGTTCCCAGAAAGGAGTTCTGAAGGTCCACGAGATCTCCCTTCATGTGAACCGCGACGATTTGTCGTGCGCCTCCCGCGACGATCTTTTGCCTGATCGCGTACCCCGAGAGCAGCACGCAGGACTGTGAGACCTTCTCTCCTTCCCGCACGATGTAGCCGTGCCGCTCAAGGAGCTTTGCCCTGTGTGGGAGGTCTAGGATGGCTCCGCGATCATCAGCGTTCAACTTGGACCAGTACGAGAGCCTACGAACCATAGGTTCAAGCACTAGGCTGGGTTCGCTGGACACAAGATGCTCCGGTTTAGGCGGGAGCACGCAAGTCTCGCAGTCGCTGGAGGGCCAGTGGGGAGGCCAGCGATGCGTGATGATCTAACGGGTTTCCGGTGATTGTCGTTGATCCATGTTCTTCGGGAGACGCAGGCCCGCGCGGTCACGATCGAGGCGAGTATCCTGCGAAAAGCACAGGTATGAACCTGACGTTGGTAGGGTTCTCCTCTTTGCCGTGAGCGAAACGAGAATTAGACCGCCAAATGCAAGCGGCAGTGCAGCGGAGATACCCTCCACCGTTCCCGTGGTCTTTGGCGACGTAGCGCCATCGTCGTACCCGCGCCGATTAAGAAGCTACCCGCGCCTGAGCTCGTGGGGTAGACGCGGCACGGAGTTCGACCCACATCACGTACTAAGCCAACATCCTACTAAAAACGCCACCAGCGACGCCCAATTTAGTCCCCTTGCAGCAAGCCGTAGCGCCGTGCCGCGCCACCTCCACCTTCGGGAAAGTTTGCGACCGTGATCGGTGACTGCTGTTTCTGGAAGGCTCTCGATATAATAAAGGCCAGTTTTATCTTGCGCTTCCTGCCACGAGGCAAAGCCTGAAAGGATTGCTAACACGATCCCGGCGACGAATGGCTCTGGATGAACCTTGCCCAAGTCAGTCGCAAACGTAGCTGCATTTACTGCCACCAAGGTTGCGAGGAGCCATGCAGCGATAGCATGAGCACGATTATAATGATTTTCAGAGAGCCGTTTTCGCTCACGGCGATGCGCCGCCTTGTCGCCAGGGCTTGTCCAATGTTCGACAGCCTTCGGCTCAAAGATCGATCGCAGCCAGCTCATGGCTGACAGTATGCGCGGTCACCGTTACTGCGCTAGCCAAATCGGACGCGCGACGGCGCTTGCTAAAGAACGCCGCCGGCCAACCACGGCGGAGGCATTCCCCGCCGCGGTCGCGATCTCCATGGCCTTACAGCGGCGTTGATACCCCTATTCAGCGGAGCAATTCCCGGACGAAATGACTCGGCCGTGTGTTAATTGGGCCCGGTGGTCGCCGAAATGTTATCTGCGTCGAGATAGTCCCAAGAGATTACGCGGTAGGCGGTGCCAACCGCTGCCTTCAATCCGGTTGTAACCTCATTTGTGATACTCGTTGTGAGCCCAGCAATGTCAGCACCTGGTGCCCTCCCGGCGACCTTTGCCGTAAACTCAGCGGCAACGGTGCTCGCAACATCAGATGTATAAGTAGCGCTGTCTAGCTTGATTACCGCAATTGAATAGATCAGCCCCGCGTTATCGTCAGCCCGTAGAACGGCAGCGCACGATTTCGCAGCAGGGTTCGTTGTGGCGGAATCCTGGATCGCCCGTACAACATCATCTTTCAAGGCGAGGCGATAAAACTCTCCCTTGATCAAGTTTCCCCTGCTCGCCGTACTCGCATACGTAGCCTTGAACTGAGCAGCCAGCCTCTTGAGTGCAGGCTCCGGCACATTGGCGAGCCGCATCGCCTCCACAACGTTCGCTTCAAGGGCTGCCGAAATCTTCGTGTCCACTTTCTTGGTGAAAAGGAAGGGCGTTGGCTTGGTAGGCTCAGAAAGATCAGCTGTCGTGAAGACATTGGCTGAGCCCGGGACGCACGATCGTTGGCTAAGTTTGGTGCCTGAAAGATCAGAATACACCATTCCCAGAACGCTCATGTGGTTCGGGACACCCCCGCTCTGCTCCAGCTCAATGTCAGCCTTTTGTAATCGCATGTGTTTCCGCGTGGTGGAGCATTCATATTTTGCGTACTCGCTACCACAAAGCACAGCGGCATCGATTTTCTGAGTATAAACTCGAACTTTTTGTGCCAGAGCGGAACTTCCGGATCCAAAGCCGACGCCCATTGCAGCGGCTGCGATCAACAATTTTCCGTACATGTCTTTTGCCCCTCCTGTTCGGAAGGCCAGTTGTTTCAGATTCGACTTGGCTGTCAATTGGGCACGGGTGCTAGCGCTTAGCTGGAGATGCGACGCGCCGGAGACACCCTCCGCCGCATCGTCGAATTACGCGCGGAGGAGCTTAAATTCAGCCAAGCACCTTAACGGCCATACCCCATCGGTACCCGCTCGGAGCTACGCACCTGACAGCCCGGCAGACGGATTGACGCAAGCAAGCGCTTCTGAGTAGTCCCTCTCACGGGGGAGCAAAATGCCAACATTCGAAAAGATGCGCGTATCACTCGCTCGCGAGGAAGATCTCGAGCTTCTATCCGAGATGGGTGATGAAAACACCTTTGTTAGCAGGACAGAATACCTTTCCGCCTCCTTCAAAGAGCCTCTCAAGTTCGTCCACAACAAGTCCATTTACACCTTTACACCGATAGACTCACCTCTCGGGTTTGCCGCTGGCTTCTTTGCGCGCGAACGACAAGTAGAACTACGACATGAGGATTTAAGCAACTACTTCGCCGAGGACCATGAACCGTCTCTTTGCGTTATTTCGCTAGACAAGGCGCAAGTGGTTTGGATGGAGAACAACTCGTTTGTTGGCGACCCAAAACGAGTCCTGGAGTCGTTTTTTGACCACCTTCTTCACAAGACCGCTCTTAGGGATTGGAGAGCATTCGTCAGGTATTTTGAACGATCTGAAACCTATTGGGAGGTTGTGCACCGACACAAAAGTGAGATACGAAAAGTCACTTTTAAATTTGTCCCGCCAAACGCTTTCGAAGGCTTTGAGTCAGCGCAGCAATTTTACACAGCGATTCAGAAGGAAGCGAACAGTCGCTCCCTGAAGGAGATTTTCGAAGCGCCGCCCGGGAAGCTTAAGCTGGATGGCCCCTTGATGACCGCCAGCGCTGAAGTCGCTGAGCAAGGGGCAGGCGAACGAGAGGTCCGCGGGGCGAAGAATGAGATCCTTTACTCATCCAGCCAAGGACGTGTGACAGAGAAGGTGCCTGATGAGGACATGCCCACGGTGCAAAGCCAGGGGTTTGTTCGACGAGTAATTGGAAGGCTGTTCGGTGACACGTGACTCAGCGGAAGGCATATCGATAGCGACGGCAATAGGGGTTTGCGTCGTCACGGCTTTCCGACCCGATATTCTCGCAACCAATAAATTCCTTGAAGGCTACGTTACTCACGAAGTTTTGGCGCTGCTTGCTGTAACAATGACTATTACCTTCGCTTCTGTCGCTAACGTTCACCTATCCATTACCCGGTCACTTCAGTCTGCCGTTGACGATCCGGAAGAGCGCGGCAGGATCGAACGCGAGCACGCCTCACCGCTACGGAGGGAGATAAACTCAAGCGCTTGGTTGCTCTTCTGGACATTCATATCCGTGTTCATCATCGTTCTTCTGAAAGGACACTTTTCCGCCTCTCAGTACTTTTTATCATTCGCCCATGGGGCGGGTGTAGTTGCCACCGTCATCAACCTGCTTGTCATTCGCGACATTTATCGCATGACGTTCTATATGGCGTCCGACCCTGCTGCTGCCGCTGCGGGCGACCAAGATTGAAGTTTTGGACGATGGCAAGTTAGAACTTGCTACCCCAGCGGAGGAGGTACCCTCCGCCGTAGTGATCGAGATGGAGCGGAAATGCGAAGTTCATAAGCCTCCGCCAGCTGGCGACACCCCGACGATACCCGGTCTATAATGCGCCCTCTCGCTCAAATATGCATGCGCGCAAATGCGATAGATCTGAGCAGCGCGTAACGCATCTCCGACCGCGCGATGATGATTGTCCAAACTTAGACCTAGGCGTCGAGACACCTCGGCGAGGCGGTAGGACGGCAGACCCGGTATGACCTTGCGTACCAGGCGGAGGGCACAAGAATGACCTCCGCGTTTGGCCACGGAAAGCGAATATGCAGTGGAAGCGGCATGTAGAAACGACATGTCGAACGCTGCGTTATAGCTTACGACGGGATCGTTGCCGATGAAGTCGACAAGCGCCTGCAATGCTGCTGGAGCGTCGACACCGTGACTAGCAAGCTCCCGATCGGTGATCCCTGTCAATTCGACAATTCGGGCGGAGAGCTTGCGGGCAGGACGGACTAGGCGGTGCAGATATGCTCCTCGCGCTTGCCCCGGTAAAAGGCGTATTGCAGCCAATTCGATGATCTGGTGGCGCCTGTGGTCGAGACCTGTGGTTTCGAAGTCTACGACAACGATTGGTCGGGCGATGTCCAAGCAAACGAGGTAACGCCCCCAAGTCACTGGACTGTCAGAAACGCGCGTTCAAACCGTTCTCGCGCGCGACAACTTGTTGAGAAAGCCCCGCTTAGCCTTCCTCTTCCAAGTAGCCGCGGGAGAGGAACGATAATGAAAGAGGTCGTGTACCGATCGACGCCTGGGTGCCGGAGGGCGTGCGTGCCATGTGAGGTGCGTTGCGCCACCATCATTGCCGTGCAGGAGCAGGAGTGGCTCGCGACCGGCGCGGCTTGGAGCCGGCCGGAACCGTTCCAGCGGGCAGCAGATCTACGAGCTGCGACAGACCGATGGGCAGTCGCCGCGCAAGCAGCTTGCCTTGTTCGTCCAGAGGAAGCTGACGATCCATCGCCATCAGCAGGCCCTCGAACATTTGCGCCAGTGCGCGTTCCGGAGGAAGCACCTCCGTCCAGCTCTTAGCGAGAGCCGCGCTCCGATCGGCCCTCGGCAAGGAGCGCGCGAGATGCAGCAAGGCTTCCCGGTCCGGCGCCTCAATCTCCCGAATGCACTGAACTAGTGCCAGTTCATCGTGGGATAGTTCTGGCTTGGGAGGCGCACTCTGATCGGGATCGTCGGTCTCACCCGTTAAGAATGCAGGCGTAGTATTCAGTTCTCTTGCGATCCGATGAAGGTGCGATGAGCTACGAGAGGCGCCCGTGATGAGCTTGTAGATCGTCTGCTGAGCCACGCCGACGCGGCGCGCCAGTTCGGACTGAGACAAACCCAGAGACTGCATACGGGAGGAGAGTCGCTCACCATCGACCATCAGCGGCAACCTACAGCCAAAGTTTTTACGCTGTAGGGGCGAGTGTCTGTTGACTCATTTACAACCATGGCTGTAGGCAGTGTGCATGTCGAGCCTCACGACTCCGAATCAAGCTTTGTCCGATGCTGTTGACGCAGCCGGCGGCCAATCTGCGCTTGGGCGGCTTCTGGGCACATCTCAGGCAGCTGTTTGGAAGTGGGTCCGACGCGGTAAACCGCTTCCTGCGGAGCACGTCTTGAAGGTGGAGGAAGCCACCGGCGTCAGCCGGCACCGCCTTCGTCCCGATGTGTATGGTCCCGAGCCCGCTGAGGATGCCGCCGCATGAGCGGCGAGGGCGTCATCCCCTCTGATCCAGAGATCCCTTTCGGCCGTTGGCAGACCGGCCGAGACCCGCGTGGGGCTGCGCGGGACGTGTGTCTGTCGCTTTCGCATCTGCTCCCCAGGGAAGGCGGCGCCGGCGGAGTGTTGCCGACGCCGTCTTTTCCCCTGGCGGAGCGCGCATGTCCCTCGGAAACGAGGCACGCTTTTCTCGCCGAGCCGACGCGGTGACGCACGCACGCGCCCCTGGCTCGATCGAGCAGGCCCTGGACCGAATCGCTGGCGATCCGGTCGTGGGCGGCTGGGCTGCCATGGCGACGATCGTCGAGCGTGGCGAAAGCACCGTCCGCAATTGGGCGAACCCGACCACCCCCGAGTCAATCCCGCTTGATCTGGCGCTTCGCCTCGATCTCGCCTGGCAGAAGGCTGGCCTAGTCGGCGCGCCGATCCGTGATGCGTACAACGCGCTCGCCGATCAGCTGCGCGAGGCCGAGTTCGGCTGCCAAATGGAGCTGCTGCGCGCGGCCGCGCAATTCGCTCATGAGAATGGCGAGGCCGAACAGTGGGCGATCTTGGCGGCGCTGCCCGAAGCGACCGTCGCGGACATCGACAAGGCTGTGCAGGAAACGAGCCACGCGGTTGCGCATGGCCAGGGCCTGCTGAGCATCTACCGCCGCTTGCGCCGCACGCGCTCCAGGGCGCCGCCCTGATCTGACCGGGCCGGCTCGGCCGCCGCGCCCGTCGCCGCCGAGACTTCCGTTTCCACATCCGCCGTCCGCGTCGCCCTGCGCTTCGCGGAGCGGCTTCGTGCTGCCTGGACGCCGCCCATGACCACGATCGCCGAAGCCCGCACCAGCTGGACCGCCACGGCCAAATTCACGCCCGGCTCGTACATCAAGGCGCGCCGCACCGCGCAGCTGCTGAGCCTGCAGGACGTGGCGGCTCGAATCGCAACCCATCCGCACGTGCCTGAGCATGATCGCGTGGCGTGGCTCGAGCGGATCGAGGCGGACCAGGTGCCAGCGTCCATTCACACGATCGACGCGCTGCGCAGCGTCTTCCGCTTCGACCGGTCGGTGCTCGACAGCCTGGCCGCGATCGCGCGTGGCGAGCGCGATTTGATCCACACGCCGCGCATCTGCCGTGTCTGCGCCTGCAGCTGGCGGTGCCCATGTTCCCGAGAACGGGAAGAGTGCGCGTGGGTTGAGGGTCAGGATCTCTGCACGGCGTGCGAGCCGCTGGCTGGCTCGCAGCCCGAATCGGTGCCGGCGCAGGATGCCGCCGCGTGACGAAAAACCGCGTCCGGATCCGCGTCGCGCTGGTGACGATCGCCTTCGCCTTGGGCGTCGCGATCGCCGCCCGGGACGGGCGCAACAGCGGCGACATCGCCGCCCTCATCCTGGTCCTCGCCATGCTCGCAGCAGCGTCGGCCGACTTCATCATCCACAAACGGGAGCGCCGCTCATGAGCCTGCACCGCCCGCTGGATCTCGCCCAGCCATTCCTGCCCAGCCTTCATCCGATCGGTTGCGACTGTGTCGCATGCGAGGCGGAGCGCGACGAACCGAGCCTGCTTCGCTCGCTGGGCGAATGCGTCGTGCTCGGCGCCGGCGCCGTCATCCTGGGCCAGGTGGTCGGCCACCTGCTCGACGCCGCGGGCATCCTCGCCCTGCTGGGGATCGGCTGATGGCCGAGGAAGGCGGCGAAGGTATGGGCGGCGGCCAGGTCGCGGCGGAGGAGCTGCGCCTCCTGATCGAGCGCGCCGAGCGGCTCGAGGAGGAAAAGAAGGGGATCGGCGACGACATCAAGGACGTCTTCGCCGAGGCCAAAAGCCGCGGGTACGACCCGAAGCAGATCAAGCGAATTATGTCGATCCGCAAGAAGCGCCGAGAGGAGTACCAGGAAGAGGAAGCGACCCTCGAAGTGTACATGCAAGCGCTGGGAATGCTGTGATGGGCAAAGCATCACAGCTCAGCTTGGTCTCGGCATAATGGGCCGCTCCGTTGCGGGCGACGCCGCATCGATCGCAGACGCGATCGCCACGCTCGACGCGCTGAGCCGTACACGCGCGCTCACCGACGACGAGTCGCTTCGGCTGGAGCGGCTCCTCAATCGTCAGAAGGCGTCCGCACCGACAAAGCAGGGAAAGCCCGCGCGCCGCCGACCTCGGCCAGCGTCGGCGTCCATCGAGGAGCGCGTGAGGTCCACATTGGCCACGATGCGCACCGACTTCATGGCGCCCCGCGCGATCTATCTTGCCCCCGATGACCTGCTCGCGGCCACAGAGCTGGGCTTCAGCGAAGCTATCGACGGCGTGCCGATCAGACCAGCGAGGGGTCGCGGCCGATCGTGCATCTACTCGAAGCAAGGCGTCGCACGTTCCTTGGGGCAACGTGGTGCTGGCGCCGTGCCCTACCCTTCATCACCAGCTCGTCGCCGGCCGGGTCCGTTGAATCACCGGCCGGCGCCGGGAACACCGCGCAGTGACCTGCGAGGTCGTTCCTCTGCCCGGCGGCGGCAGCGCGATAGTCTGCTATTCGCGGAGCCGGCAGCGGTGCGCCTGCGGCCGACCGGCGACCCGGCTGTGCGACTTGAAGTTGCCGACGAAGAAGAGCGGCGCCTGCGACAAGCTGCTGTGCCCCAGCTGCACCACAACGCCGTGCCGAGGCAAAGATCTCTGCTCGGCGCATGCCACCGCCTTCGCGGAGTGGCAGGCGCAGCGGGTGCCCGAACTGCCGCTGGGGCCGCCGTCATGAGCGCTGTGGCCAGCTTCGCTTGCCCCTGCGGGGTTCGCGACGAGGTGCGCGAGCCCGCACCTGAAACTCTGCCCTGCTGGGCGGACGGCTGCGACGGAACGATGAACCGCTTCACACCCAAATTCGCGCCGCCTGCCTGCGCCGGGAGGATCCTCACATGA